ACGGACTTACGGCTATCAGATTTTAAACGGTACAAGAGTTCCTACACGAATTCATATTATTAAAATAGGTATTGTTCTTGGTTTGCCTTTCGAGGAAATCCAGCGTCTGCTTAAAATCGGCGGCAAGGAAGTGCTGTACGCAAGGGACGAGGTGTAAAGGAGGAAGAAGCCATTGGCTGATGTGAAGTGGATCAAGATCACAACGGATATCTTTGATGATGAGAAGATTCTGTTGATCGAGAGCCTGCCTGATGCGTATTCCATCATTGTTGTCTGGTTCAAGCTCCTGTGCCTTGCTGGCAAGCAGAACAACAGCGGCGTGTTCATCATGAACAACCAGATAGCATATACGGACAAGATGCTTGCAACCATCTTCCGCATGAAGGAAACGACAGTGCAGCTGGCTCTGCAAACTTTCCAGCAGTTTGGAATGGTTGAGATCGTTGACGGCGTTATCACCATTCCGAACTGGGGAAAGCATCAGAACTTGGATCAGCTTGAATCCAAGAAGCAGTATATGCGGAATTACATGAAGGAATACAGGGAGAAGCAGAAACTTCTTACTGGTAAATCTTCGTGTAAAACTAACTGTAAGGCTAATGTTAGCCAAGCAGATAAAGATATAGATAGAGATATAGAAAGAGAAGAAGATATAGATACTTATACAGTATCTAAAGATACTGTATGCCCCACTGATGTGAGACGCATTCTTGAAAAGTGGAATGAACTGGGCATCTCCCAGCTGAAATCCATCAACAGTGGGACGAACCGATACAACCTGCTGAAAAAGCGCATCAAGGATTACGGTGCGGATGCTGTGGTGGAAGCCATTGAACGAATCCGTCAGAGTGAGTTCTTGCTGGGGCAGAACAAGGATGGCTGGGTTGTTACGTTTGACTGGTTCATCAAGCCCAACAACTTTCTGAAGGTGTTTGAGGGGAACTATGACAAACGACAGCAAGCACCACAAACCACACATACAGGAGGGATGAAGCGTGGACAAACTGGCAACAGCGATCCCGGAGAAGCTGATGATGGACGCTATGGTGTGGTCTTCTGAACCTGAAAGCATCGAAGCCAAGGTTCAGAGACAGTCCGACAGCTACAACGCCATGCCGGGACATCTGAACGATGAAGACGGCTATGATTGCCCCATCTGCAAGAACAAAGGCATGGTGTCCTACGTGGGAGAACCTGATGCATTCGGATATCCCACAGAATACTACAAACCATGCAAGTGTTGCAAGGTCAGAAACGCCCTTCGCAGGCTGGCAAGGTCTGGCCTGCAGGATCTGACCAAGAAGTACACGCTGGAGCGATATGAAGCGCAGGACGCATGGCAGCAAGCCATCAAGCAGAAGGCTGTGGAGTTCTGTCAGGATACCAGTGGCGCATGGTTCTTCATTGGAGGGCAGAGCGGCGCAGGGAAGACCCACATCTGTACAGCCATTGCAGTCCAGCTGATCAGGCAGGGCAATGAGGTGCGATACATGGTCTGGCAGAATGAAGCCCCGCAAATCAAGGCCATGGTCAATGAGCCTGCACAGTATACTTCCATGCTGAAGGAACTGAAGGAAGCGGATGTGCTGTACATTGACGATCTGTTCAAGAATGGCAGGGGCTATGATGGGCAGTATCAGCCCCCAACGCCAGCAGATGTGAAACTGGCGTTTGAGATCATCAATTACAGGTACAACAACCCGCGCTTGGTGACCATCATCAGCTGTGAGAGAACCTTGCAGGAACTGAATGAATGGGATGAAGGCGTGGCAGGCAGGATCGGTGAGCGATCCAAGGAAGCAGGCTACTGCATCAGCCTGAAGAAGGACAAGGCAAAGAACTGGCGCATGAAGGGCGTTATGGAACTGTGAGAAAGGAAGGAAATACAAATGACTGATGTGAACATCAAGAGGAACGCTTCTGGTTACTACGATGAGACCCCCTACAAGGCTGTGTTCCGTGGAGCGCAGCCGGGGGAGATCTGGAAGACCACGCTGGGCAAGGAATACCTGATTGTTGCAAGCCACAACAGCAACATGTTCACTGCGCTTGCGCTGTATGACCAGTATAAACCTGACACCATTGAGGTCACCAGCCGACAGGTGATGTACACCAATCCCGCCATGATCCAGTATCTGTTCGGCAGCAACCTGACGGATTTTGTCAAGGAACTGCCCGAAGATGAGTTTGATGCAGTCGTGGACGCTGTGAGTGATGCGCTGTGCATCAATATCAAGGTCAACAAGGTGGAAGTGGATGACAGCGAGGTGGAAACGCTGAAAGAGATTGTGAAGAAGCAGAAGGAAGAGATGCAGAGCCTTCGCGCACAGCTGAATCAGAATGCGGATGAACTTCAGCTGGTTGCGAAGGAACGAGATCATTTCAAGGGACAAACTGAAACGCTGATGGCGGCCAGTGCGGCAAACAACGACATGGGTGGCATGTACCAGAAGATGTATTATGAAGTTCTGGACAGGCTGGTCATGATGGCGAAGGGGTGAGAGGGTGCTTGAAGCCAAGGAATACTTGCAACAGATCAGACGCTGTGACACGATCATCAACAGCAAACTGGCAGAGGTTGATGCCTTGTATGGCATGATCACCAGAATCACGCCAGTGCTGAAGGATGATGCCGGGGCTGGCGGTGGTGGTTCGCAGGACAAGATAGGCAATGCGCTGGCGAAGATCGTTGACCTGAAGAACGACATCAACCGAGATGTTGACAACTTCGTGGATTTGAAGCGGGAAGCAACGGCCTTGCTGGAAAAGCTGAAAAATCCTCAACACTACCAGATCCTGCACGGGCGATACATACTATACCAAACCTTTGAGCAGATCGCAGCTGACATGGGACGCACATACAGGTGGGTGTGCATCCTCCACGGCAGAGCGTTGCAGGCGTTCACAAAAGAGATGGAAGAGCAGAAGAAAGAATGAAGAATGGCACTGTGGTCAATCCACAGTGCCTTCGCTTGTGTTTCTTGGTACTCTGAACTGTTTTCTGTCGAATGCTGGCATGCTATTCCCGTTCGCTATCCGAACATGGAACAGTTCGCCATCATAGTGTGCAACAATTCCCCACTCACCGTGATACCAGCTGTTTTTATCAGTTATGAAAACACGCTTACCAATCAGGGGGTGCTTGATGGTATCAGTGCCTTCATCTTTTTCTTGCAGGAGCTTGGGTGGCTCTCCATCAAGCTGGCACGACCGAGCGTCCCGATTGATTGCTTCAGTGATGGCACGAAGGATGAAAGCCTGAACAGATTCACCACGTTCTTCTGCATGGGCTTGGATGGCTTCCTTCAGTCCAGACTCCTTTGTCATTCTGATGCGGATCTCATCCATCTTGGCAAGATACTTTTCTGCATACTTCTTGTTTGCGCTGTAGGTTGGCATGACATCCCCTCCTTGCTTACTATTATACCATATGCGGCACTATGGGAACATAGATAAAAAGGGAAAAAAGATTCCCTTTTGACATATTCAAATCTATGGGAACATAGTGTATAATAGATAATGTCAGGAGGGGAAACCCGAGTGATGGCGGTCACAGCCAGCAGTGACAGTTGCCCACGATCTCAACCGTGGGAAGCCCCAAAGCATAGAAGCCGCAGGTGGGACAAGCCACCGGGCATGGAGGTAGTCAGCATGTACGAAGTCGTTAAGGTTGTCAAGGGTCACGAGATCAAGCGCATGAAGGGAAGCCGTGGCTTCTACCATGTGGCTATCCGTGAAAACGTGTTCTGCAACTTCCGCACGATCAAGGCTGCTGAAGCCTTCATCGAAGCAACGTTCTAACATTGATAAGCCGAGCCGGGGCGGCACAAGACCCCGGCAGGAGGAAAGCATGGACACTGAAGCAATCACCAGAATGGAGACCTTCGCCAAGGAAGTGCTGAAACTGACCCCGGAACAGAGGGATGCATTTTTCCGGGATGCGGTCGAAAGCGGACTAATGACCGCAGACGAAGCGGAAGGGCTTGCATCCTATGTGTGCTACTTCCGTATGTTCACCGATGGCCGATATTATAACGCAGTAAGGCAGGCTGTTGGCGAGATGCTGTATCACACATTCAACACCAAGGGATAAAGAAGAAAGATCAACATTGCGCGGGGTGTATCCCCGCAGATTTTTTTTCAAAAAGGGGCGCAGTTCATAGAAATTCATATTGCATCTGTGATATTATTATACTGCGAAGAAAACCAAGCCTGACAGGATCATTCCTGTTGGGCTTTTTGCGTTGTCTTCAAAGGAGTGCAGGACTGGCGATGCCGGGCAGGGGCTGACCCTTTTATTGTGTGCCTGCGGGATTATCCTCCTTGCTGGTGGGGGCAGGGATGGAACGCAAACGCGAAGAAAGGAGTGGGAAACAATGCTGAATGATTTTGAAATGGTAACACATGAATTCAACAACCCAATTAGTATTTTTCCCATTTCTGATGTTCACTTTGGTGCGTTGGGACACATGGAAAGGGAATGGACAGCGTTCTGCAATCTGGTGCATCAGACACCAAACGCCTATATCATTCTTGGCGGTGACCTGATCAACAACAGCACCAAATCCAGCGTTGGTTCACCGTGGGATGATACTGTCAGGCCGAGAGAGCAGAAAACCCGTATGGTTGAATTCTTGATGCCTATCAAGGACAAGATTCTTTGCTGTGTCAGCGGCAACCATGAAGCGCGATCCCTGAAAGACGCTGATGATGATCCGACATATGATATCATGACGAAGCTGGATCTGGAGCATCTTTACAGGCAGAATATGTGCTTCATGAAGGTGTCACTTGGTCAAAGGCGTGACGATAAAACGCCAATCCAGTCCTATACATTCGCTGTCACGCATGGTGCTGGCGGTGGGATCTATACTGGTGCAACCGTCAACAGGAATGAACGGTTTGGCAATGTGATTGATGGTCTTGATTGCCTTGTGGTGGGTCACACGCACAAAGGAACGGTTTCCAAGCCTTCAAAGATCATCATTGACAGGAAGAACAGCAGCGTCACCATGTCGCATTATACGGTGATTAGTATGGTCAGCTGGATGAACTTTGGCGGGTATGCCATGAAGAAGATGCTCCTGCCTGCGCAAGTGGCAGAACCGCAGATGCTGAAGCTGTCCATGAGCCGAACGCACAAGAAGATTGAAGTTGTATGGTGATTGGCTGGCTGGGCAGAGAGAAAACACACGTGCAAGGAGCGCAGAACGTGAAGAAGTATGGAAAGGCCGGGGTGGGATGATGTATCCCAAACAGAAACAGCACAAAGCTGCTTGCTTGAAGTGCTTTAAATGCGGGGCAGAACTGACCCCAGCAACGGCGTATTATTACGTTGACGGATGCAACTGCGCCATTACAGCCAACGCCCCGCCCCATTGCAGAGAATGCTATATTGCCACTTATGGCAGATGGTGATAGACAGCAACCGATGAAAGAAGGTGATGATTGTGGCAGAAATGACGGCAAAACAACGGAGATTCTGTGATGAATATCTGATTGACCTGAATGCCACGCAGGCTGCAATCAGAGCCGGGTACAGCAGTAAGTACGCAAACACCAACGTGTCCAAACTACTTCAGAATACTTCAATCAAGGAGTTTATCAAGAAACGCATGGATGAAAAAGAGAAGCAGCTGATTGCAGATCAGGATGAGGTGTTGAGATACCTGACATCTGTTCTTCGTGGTGAAAGCCAGTCCACGGAGATCGTGGTGGAGGGCGTTGGTGATGGATGCTCTGAAGCAAGAACCATGCAGAAAGAGCCATCCGAGAAGGACAGGCTGAAGGCTGCCGAACTGCTTGGCAAACGTTACAGCCTGTTCTCTGACAAGGTGGATGTGAACGGTGCGATCCCGGTTGTGATAACAGGGGATGATGCTCTTGCCGACTAAAGGCGTGAACAAGATCAGCCTGCCTGATGTTGTCGGGAAGGGTTACGGCACGTTCTGGCGGTTCAAAGGTCGATATAAGGTGTGTAAGGGTTCACGTGCATCCAAGAAAAGCAAGACGGCTGCCCTGTGGTTCATCGTCAACATGATGAAGTATCCGCTGGCCAACACGCTTGTTGTCAGAAAGACCTTCAGAACGCTGAAAGACAGCTGCTTCACAGAACTGAAGTGGGCAGTGCATCGTCTGGGTGTTGATTCGTGGTGGGATTTCAAGGAAAGCCCATTAGAAGCAACATACAAGCCAACAGGGCAGAAGATATACTTCAGAGGGCTGGATGATCCGCTGAAGGTCACATCCATCACGGTGGATGTTGGCGTTCTTTGCTGGGCGTGGCTTGAAGAAGCGTATGAAGTCATGAAGGAAGATGACTTCAATATGCTTGATGAATCCATCCGTGGCGGCATTCCAGAAGGATCTGGCCTGTTCAAACAGTGGACGATCACCTTCAACCCGTGGAATGAACACCACTGGTTGAAGAAACGCTTCTTTGACAATCCAGATGATGAAACACTTGCCATGACAACGAACTACATGTGCAATGAGTGGCTGGATGCCAAGGACATCAAGCTGTTTGAGGACATGAAGACACGCAACCCGCGCAGATATGCCGTTGCTGGTCTTGGCGGCTGGGGCATCGTGGACGGCCTTGTCTATGAGAACTGGAGAGAGCAGGAGTTCAACCCCAAAGCACCAGACTTCCTGAAGGCACATCCTTCCATGGTGTCTGCCTTTGGCCTTGACTTTGGTTATACGAACGATCCTTCTACGCTGTTTTGCGGTCTTTACGATAAAGACACGAAGCAGCTTTTTGTGTTTGATGAGATGTATGAAAAAGGCATGTCAAACAAAAGGATTGCGGATACAGTCAAGGACATGGGCTATGGCAAGGAACACATCACGGCTGACAGTGCTGAACCGAAGTCCATTGACGAACTGAAGAGCCTTGGCCTTCGCGTCAAGGCTGCGATGAAGGGCAAGGACAGCATTCAGAACGGCATCCAGTGGATTCAAGACCTTGAAATTGTCATCCATCCGCGCTGTGTGAACTTCATTACAGAGATCAGTAACTACACATGGGACACGGACAAGTTTGGCAACAAGCTGAACGTGCCGATTGATGATTTCAACCACTTGATGGATGCCATGCGCTATGCGCTTGAGAAGTACATCACCAACAAGAAGTGGCTTGCATGAGAACGTGAACAAGGACGGTGATACCAATGCTGACAGTACAGGAGATCAAGACCTTCATTGATAACGATGAAGCCAGCATCAGAAAGAAACGTGCCAGAGAAGGTCAGCGATATTACGAAGCAGAGCATGACATCAAGGGGCATCGAATCTTCTTCGTAAACGCAGAGGGCAAGCTGGAAGAAGACAAGACCAAGAGCAACATCAGGATCAGTCATCCGTTCTTTACGGAGATTGTTGACCAAGAAGTGCAGTACATGCTATCTGGCAAGGACGGCTTCATCAAGTCTGATGATGCCGACCTTCAGGAATATCTGGATGAATACTTCAATGAAAATGAAGACTTCATTGCAGAGCTTCACGAAGTCCTGACTGGCGCGATTGCGAAGGGCTTTGAATACGCCTACGCATACAAGAATGAAGACAAAAAGACCGCTTTCATGTGTGCCGATTCGCTGGGCGTGGTGGAGGTCAGAGCCAAGGACACCGATGACGGCTGTCAGTATGTGATTTACTGGTACGTTGACAGGATCGACAAGGACAGCAAGGTCATCAAGCGCATTGAAGTCTGGGACGATCAGCAGACTTGGTTCTACTGTCAGGTGGATGACGGTGAAATCACGCTGGATGATTCCAAAAAGCTGAACCCCAGACCGCACACCCTGTATCAGAAGAAGGGTGATAAGAAGATCTATTATCAGGGCTTTGGACGCATCCCCTTCTTCCCGCTTGATAACTGTAAGAAGCAGTTCAGCGGCCTGAAGCCCATCAAGGATCTGATTGACAACTATGACCTGATGGCGGTTGGTCTTGCCAATAATATTCAGGACACCAATGAAGCCCTGTATGTCGTGCATGGCTTCCAAGGTGACAATCTGGATGAACTGATGGCGAACATCAAAGCCAAGAAGCATATTGGCGTTGATGAGAACGGCAGCGTGGACATCAAGACCATTGACATCCCCGTGGAAGCACGGAAGGCCATGATGGAGATTGATGAACAGAATATCTATCGTTTCGGCATGGGGCTGAACACTGCCGGACTGAAGGATACTGCTGCTACCACCAACATTGCCATCAAGTCTGCCTATTCCCTGCTGGATCTGAAGACCAACAAGCTGGAGATCAGGCTGAAGCAGTTCCTGCGCAAACTGCTTGATGTGGTGCTGGCTGAAATCAACACCATGAACAAGACGGACTTCCACCAGAGTGATGTGTATTTCTGCTTTGAGCGTGAAGTGCCGACCAACGCGCTGGAGAATGCCCAGATTGAACTGACCGAAGCCCAGAAGCGTCAGGCTGAAATCAACACGATTCTGAACCTTCAGACCGTGATTGACGATGACACCCGCCTTCAGCTGATTGCGGAACAGCTTGATCTGGACTTCAATGACCTGAAGGACAAGCTGCCCGAAGATCCGCTGATGGCGGCACAGGGCATGCTCAATGATGTACAGCCAGAAGAAGTGCAGGCTGGTGAGGGTGATATGATTGCTTAAACAGCAGAAGGAAGTGCTTCAGCACCAGCTTGATGCAGAACGTGCTGTCATCAAGGAGCTTGAAAGACAGTACAGGCTTGCACTTGAAGATGTGAACATGGTCATCAGCATGTTGCTGACAGACGAACAGACACCCTCCAAGATTAACAGAATTGCCTATCAGAAACGTTTGAGAACGCAGCTGGAAGGCATCTTGGAGGGGCTGCACATCAATGAGTACAAGACTATCAACAAGTACCTGAAGAAGAGCTATACGGACGCATTCGTGGGTACTATGTACGATATGCACAAGCAGGGCATTCCACTTGTGATCCCCATTGACCAGAATGCAGCCGTGAAGGCAATCCAGCTGGACACCAAGCTGACAGAGCGCAAGGCTTACAAGAACCCGAACGACCCGGACGGCGAACATGTCACGCTGTATGAAAGCCTTGGCGTTGATGTCAGCAAGCTGAAGACCACCATTCGCCATGAGATCACCCGTGGTATTGCCAGCGGCATGGAAACCAAGGACATTGCCAGAAACATCAGCGAGGTTGCCAGAATCCCTCTGAACCGTGCCAAGACCATTGCCAGAACGGAAGCCCACAGAATCCAGCAGGCATCTTCGGAGGACGCACGGCAGGAAGCGAAGGCAAAGGGTGCTGATGTGGTGAAGCAGTGGGATGCCACGCTGGACGGCAGTGTGCGATCCTCCCACCGTGCGCTTGATGGTCAGATCAGGGAAGTGGAAGAGCCTTTCCAGTACGGCAACAAGACTGCCATGTATCCCGGTGACTTCGGCATTGCGGGAGAAGACTGCAATTGCAGGTGCATTGCGCTGACAAGAGCAAGGGCGGCACTGGATGAGGAAGAACTGGAGCAGCTGAAGAAGAGAGCCGAGTTCTTCAAGCTGGACAAGGCAGAAGACTTCAAAGAATTTGAGGGGAAATATCTGAAGGCGGCAGAACAGGTTAGCAACGAAGTGCAATTTGTCCCTGCAAAAAGCATCAAAGAAGCAGAAACATATGCAAAAAGTCATGGGGTCAAGTATGCTGATTACAGCAAACTGCCGCTTGAAACAGCAAACGCTTTGAACCAAGCCCTTACTACGCTGCCTGATGATGTGCGCCCTGTGTTCATGGGTGCGTCCAGTACGCTGGAGCAATACTGGGGCGGGAAGCTGCCGCGCGGAAGCAAGCAGTATTACGGCGTGACCATCGAAACACACGATGGAATCCATCTGGGCTATGGCAACGGCGTGGACTTTGAAACGGAAGGCTATATGGTGGGCATCAGCTCCAGCTATAAGACCGCCGACAAGATCACCAAAGCAAAAGAGGCAGAGCAGGCGCGGTACTATGACAGGCATGGGCGGAAGTGGTTTTACAACGTATCGGGCGAAACAACTGCCGCGCATGAAATGGGGCATGTATACGCGCATGTAAAGGGACTGCCCAAAGGCTTTGAAGAAGCAGCTGCCAGGTGGGCAAAGGAAGCGGAGTGCGATATGCTGAAAAAACCGTCCGAAGCATGGGCGGAAGCATGGGCGGCATATCATACGGGAAGCAATACTTTGCCGGACTATATCCAGGACTTCATCGCTCCTGTATCGGGAAACAAAAAGCCCGCAAAAGCCGCCAAACCCTTGAATAATCAAGGGGAAAGTGGTATAATGGTGGCGGAAGATATTGTGATTCCTCGGAGCGTCGGGGCAAAGGCTGCCAACTACAAAATTACCCTGCCAGACGATAGTTCAACATATCTGACGGAGGGGACAAGAATCACCAAAGTACAAGTGATAGCGGGCAAGGGAAGAGATAGAGGGATAGATGAATTGCCCGGATTGCTTAAAAAATATGGCGGATCTCCTGACGAGTGGCAAAAGAAAAAGGGCATCGGTTTTGTAGATTACAATGGAGAAAGCTACAAGGTCGAATTGCATTGGTATGAAGAACCGACTGCTGGAAAACATAAATGGAAGGTGAAGCCTGATGCAGCTGGAAACTGGTTCTTGGAAGATTAACCAGATGGTTAAAGTAAAATACATCGGAGAAGATGACCCGTTGTCCCTGCGGAATGGGAAGGTATATGATGCGCGTGTATTGCGCAAAAATTGGCTTGGCATTGTGGATGAGACCAACGAGGAATACGCATATCCGCCTGACATGTTTGAAAATGCAGAATAACAAAACAAAGCACCATTTTCATGGTGCTTTTTCTATGCCATCGAAAGGGGGCGATTCCCTTGCACGGGGAAGCCGGGGATCTTGATGGGTGAATAGTACAGGGAAATGAATACAAGCACAAGACGCAGCATGCATCACGCATGGCTGCGTTTTTCTATGCCAAGAAAGAAAGGAGAATGAATCATGATCAACTGGAAGGCAAAGCTGACTTCCCGCAAGCTGTGGGTTGCAGTGTCTGAATTTGTGGGTATGCTGATGATTGCCTTTGGCGTTGCGGAAGACACCGTGACGCAGGTTGTGTCCATCATCATGGCGGGTGCAGGCATGCTGGCGTACATCATTGCGGAGGGTCTGGTGGACGCAAAGGCGGCAGACACCATGCTCGTTGTGAATGAAGATCCCCCTGTAGGGGATGAGGTGGAATAATCCGAGGGCATAACAAACGAAGGGAGTGTGGTACACACATGGAGATTACGCAGTATTATCAGACGCAGAATCCATGCTATAAAGCCGGGAAGAGGATCACTCCTTCTGGCATTGTGGTACACAGCACGGGAGCGAATAACTCCTATATCAAGCGATATGTTGGCCCGGATGATGGAATTCTGGGCAAGAACAAATACAACAACCACTGGAACAAGAGCAGCGCAAACAAATGCGTCCATGCCTTCATTGGCCGGGTTGCAGATGGCAGTGTGAAGGTCTATCAGACTCTGCCGTGGGATTATCGCTGCTGGGGCGTTGGAAGTGGCAAGAAGGGAAGCCACAACAGCACACACATCCAGTTTGAAATATGTGAAGACGGCTTGACAAATGAAGAATACTACAATGCGGCGTTCAGTCTTGCAAAAGAACTGTGCGCTTTTTTGTGCAAGGAATACGGGATCAGCGTTGACAACGTAATTGGACATTACGAATCCGCAGCCATGGGATATGGCAGTAATCACGGTGACCCGCGCAACTGGCAGAAGAAGTTTGGGGACAGCATGGACAAGTTCAGGGCAGATGTTCGCGCACTGCTGGGACAGGTCGATGCAAGCACAACGGTATCCGCACCGACCAAAGAGCCTGAAAAGGAGACTGCCACAAACACAACCACGACAAAGCCAGCAAGCGGGGTGATCAATATGGGAACTCTGCGAAATGGCAACAGCGGCACACAGGTCAAAGTCCTTCAGTGGCTGCTGAACGAAAACGGCTATGGCGCTGGCAATGCGGACGGCATATACGGCAATAACACCCTGAAAGCCGTCAAAGCCTACCAGAAGGCCAAGG